GGTTGGAACAACTATTAAAGTATTTTGTTCTTTCTCAACATAATATCTTACAATAGAGTATATCATTAACGACTTTCCAGAAGCAGTTGGAGATATTAATAACTTTCGATTATGCCTTAAGGCATCATATACTCCCTCAACCTGATAATCACGAGGAGAATGTCTGCTAATCGCTGTCATATAATCCTTCACACCTTCCTTTGAGATGTTCTCATTTATCTCAAAAGGAAGACCATAGAACTTATTGTCCGTGAATTCATAGGTATAATTATGATCCCTACAGAACTGAATTACTCTATCTAAAAGACCAATATAGATTTCTCTTGTATCTACATTAAACAAATATATGAATCCGTCCCACCACTTATTCTTATAAGCAGGAGAAAACTTTGCGTTTGGAACCTCAAATTGAAATGCGTCTTTCAATTCATAGTAGATATGAGGTTCTGCCTGAATGTGGAGATAAACCTCATTCTTCTTTGATATCACCAAATGAGACATTCATAAAGTATCAGTTATGAGTATTTATTTGCTCACAAAGACTTAGGTTCTAATTAACTCATCAACTTTTTTATCATAAGCAGATGCCATTCTTTCTGCGGGATTTTTTTTCTTTTTTGGTTCTGGTGCTGGTGCCGGTCTTTCGTGTGGTGTTCCGTCCTGAACTAATCCATCTCCATCACGATCAATAGCATCTTTTTTATATGGTTCTGATTTTGACTTAACCATGGGTGGTTGAGTTTGAACTGGTTGTTGTTCTGGTGCTGGTTGAGTTGGTTGAGTTTGAACTGGTTGTTGTTCTGGTGCTGGTTGAGTTTGAACTGGTTGTTGTTCTGGTGCTGGTTGAGTTGGTTGAGTTTGAACTGATTGTTGTTCTGGTGCTGGTTGAGTTTGTCGTTGCTGTGCTTGTGCAGCTCGTTGTCTGATAGTATCTAAAGTTACAGATGCAGTCTGTATATTTTGATTAGCGGCAACTAATCTTGTATTAAGTTCTGGATTATTTTGTATTTTTTGTCCCTGATATTGTAAATAAGTTTTAGATCCATCTGGATTTGTCTCTATCGCTTTTTGTGCTTCTGCTTTTTCCTTTTCGGCATCTTTTAATGCTTGTGCTGCTTGTTGTGTTTCTAATTCTTGCTGTGCTTGTGCTTGTCTTTGTGCTTGAGTTAAGTCCCTTGAAATATATTTGCTAGTAACACCTTTTAATGGTAATTGTAAATCTGAGATACTTGTTTCTGGAGCAGCTCCAGATCCTTGCCTAGATGGAAGAGGACGAGTGGTTGGTTTAGAACTAGATGCTTTTGACTTAGTAACATATGGTTCAAATACTTTTTCTGCACCCCTATTTGCTGTTGTTGTGATTTGTGTTCCTTGAGGTTTCCTTTCTGTTGATAGTTTTGGATCTGGAACTTGAACCATAACATCAGCAGTTCCAGATTGAGTAGAATATCTATCTTTTCCTGTTTTTTGTCTTGCGGTGTAAAATTTTACAAAATTTCTTTCTGATGTTTCTGAGTCCGGACTCACTAAATCATTCCATTCTTTTTGAGCTTCTTCTTTTCTTCTTTGTATTTCTTCTTCATCTCTACCCCTATAATCGGTCAAATCAGCAATTTTTCTAATCCTGCCCATTAATTGTTCTACTCTTTCTTCTCTTTTCTTTTTTATTTCATCTTTTATCTCTTTTGTTACTTTAACTCCCTGAGGAATTTGAATTTCTCTTTTAGCAGTATCTCTTGCTGCTTGTTTTCCTACCGAAAGAAGTTCTCTTGGTTCTCCAGCAGACAACTGGTAAGCACCTTTTTTATGACTTATTCCAATATAAGATAATGGATTGCTCGGATCAGTCAGTTGAGCATCTGCTTTTTGTATAGCACTTTTAATTCCTCCCTGATATTCCCTTCTTTCCCTTGCTATGCGATCACGATATTGTTTAGATGTCTCACCATCTTGTTTTGGTGTTGGCATATAACCTTGTGGTCGATCACCTAGTCTTGCTTGTCTTGAAAGTTCCGATCCTGCATTTCCAGTTCTCTGTGCATTCCATTTACCAGACTCACTTCTAAGTTGTCTATAAGCTGGAGCAATAGAAACCGCATCAATATTTGATATTAAGTTATCATAGTATGTTTCTGCATCATTTTCAGTTTTTCCTCCTTTGAAATCTGCATTATCTGCAAATTTAAAATTTAATGGATTATTCTCATCTTCTCTTGCGGTGGATATCTTATCTCTCAAAACAGAAGATACTCTAGACATTATTTCTTTAGCAGATTTTTGATCTTTTTCTGGATCTTCTGATCTACTTGAAGCCCATTTAGTCCATTCGGGATTAATTTCTTTTGAACCTTTTCTAGAAGAATACTTTTCTGGCTGAGAAGTGTTATGATCTTTTATTTCCGCTTCAATTCTTTGTATTTGCCTACCCCTTTCTCTTTTGTTTATTTCAGTAGATGATCGTATTTCTTTTATTTTATTTCTAAGACTTTTATGCGTATCTTCCCATTTTTCCCATTCTGGATTTAATGGTTTAACATATTTTTTTGGTTCTGGAGCATCAACACCGTGCAACAAAGAAGAAGCTTGGTTTAACAAATCTTTTACTTCTGGATCCCTAGATGCTAAATTCCAAACATACCTGAAAGCATTTTCACTTTCAAATTGTCCTTCGGATAAAAACCATAAAAAGTAATCTGATGAAATATCACCACAAACAAAATTCTCTAAAATAATCTTAAAGTCCTTTATTATTGGACCGTAGCATTCAAATATAAACTCTCTAAACGTCTTCATTCTTGCAAACACTTTTTTTTATTTAGTTATATCCAGAAACGAACTTATGCCAATCTATAGCATTCTTGATAGAGTAATTGCGATTAGAAATCATCTTAATCACTTCCTCAAGAAATCTAAGCATTACATCATAATACCTTATCTTTAGATCAATTTTATTCAATCTCTCATCGGCGTCCATATGCCTCTGTAATGCCTCTTTATCTCTTACCTTATATGGGAATGGTTCTTCCGCATATACCTCCGCTGTTGCCCTTCCTGTGTAGTAATTATAGCGGTCTAACTTAACTCTATTATAAGTCTCTCTCGCTTTTTCACGGAGAAGAGTGATGGTATTATATAGAGTATAATATTTGGAATGAAGTTGAGGTATTTTTAGTGATTCATCGTGTAAATTATCTGGGTCTATGACAGAATCTCTCTGCCACATTTCTTGTACTTCATCGAGACTCATCATAAGGGTTTATTGTTTTTATCTAGAATATTATATACAGTATACTTGAAAGTTACGTCCGCTGTAAAGTATTGAATATCGGTTTGAGTCGCATCAAACTCTAAAGAACTTAAAGAAATTGGATATAAATCCTTAAACTTAACCACAGCAGTTGTATTATAATTGCTGTTTAGAATAAAAAGACTTCCATCGCTAAACGCATTTTTAGGATCTCCTGGTTGAGTGATATCATTTTCAACCGTAATTAAGTCTTTATATTGTTGTGCCGTTTCTGGAAAACCAAGTCCATATAACCACTTATGAACTGACATATAATTTTCCATATTCTCATCTACCATAAATCTCAAACTTAAATCACCAAAAGTGATTTTATCTCCGGGAACATCAATATCCTTGAGATATGTAGGTTGGAGATTTGTCGATAGTGTTATTTCTGGTATTCTTGCCGTATTACAGAAAAAAACAATTTTTGGATCTTTTGCTAATGTAAACTTAAATCCAACCGGAGACAGAAAGTTTCTATTATCAATTTGACTGGGAAAAGAGCAAGCCATTTTTTATTTGTATTTAGATTAATTAGCATAAAAAAAGACCCCCCGAAGGAGGTCTTTGAGTTCTATGTGAAATAACTCACATGAGATTCGCAACTTTGACTCTTCTGTAGTACACATTAGAGTCGGTGCTTAAGGCACCTAGTCCCGGATTATTATTAACTAGAGCACCTTCAGCGAATGGATTGGCGACCATGCCGTAGCGGGTCTTAAATCCAATTTTTGGTTGGAAGGTGTCCTGACCAACGGCACGAACCATCTGGAGAGGAACATAAGGACAATAGAAGAGACCAGCATCATAAGCACTGGAACCCTTGTAACCAACAACGTAGAACTGATTAGGTGATACGTTAGCAGAATAAGGATCGATATACACACGATACTTACCTTGAAGAACACCAGCAAAGGTATTGCCGGTATCATCTACGTTTAGGTTAGCATTTAGAGCGGGGGTGTAGTCAAGTACACCAGCCATTGCAAGCGCGGAAGCAACGTCAGCGGAGCAAAGGATCATATTGCCCTTTCCTCTACGAGTTTGCTGAGCGATAGCGTTAGCATCTCTTTCAATCTGGAAAATAAGACCCTTGAACTTCTCAACGGACCAACGACCATTTGAGTCAACATCAAGGTCAAAAGTACCAGAAGTGGCAACGTTTGCCTGAGCACCTGGCTTGGCAATCTTATAAACGGTACGAATGACTTCGCGGTTAATTTCAGCAAGAATCTCTGTGGAGAGAAGATTTGCGAGTTCCGCTTCAGCATTCAGTCCGTGAATTGCCTTCAGGTCTTGGGCGAGCTCAAGACTGTATTCTGCTTTTAGAGCGCGGCTCTTAGCAGTTACAGTAACTTTCTCAATCGAGAAAGCCATTTCGTTGAACACATTGCCGGCAGCGTCTCCGAGAGCTTCAGAATCTCCTGTATTCATACCAGTTGAAACATTATATGTTCCAGGTGGGGTATCATTCAGGATTCCTGGGTTAGTGCCAGACTGAGCGGCAGTAGTACCGAAACCTACATTACCAGCGGCAAGAGTTCCAGCAGCGTTCTGTGCAGAGAATCTTGTATCTGCTTCATTGTAGAATGCTTCAGTTCCACTTTGATTGGTATAACGTGAGCGCATCGCAAAGATAAGTCCGGTAGGACCGTTCATTGGTTGAACGCCACAAAGATCATAAGCAATCAGGTTAGGCATTGAGCGTCTGATTAGAGAAATCAGAACGGGATCGAAACCTGCGGTAGGACCGGAAGCGAGAGAACCACCACCAAAACCACCAGAAGTACCAGCGGCATTAGCGGAGTTGGTTGGTGATTCATAAAGAAACTCCTGTGCTTCACGGAGTTCTCTTTCTTGATTTTCTAGCAGGATAGCAGTTACCGATCTACGATGTGAATCTTTGATTTCATCGAGTCCTTGATAGTCAAGGATTGGTGCCCACTTCTCCTGCAATTGTTCTGTATTGAACATTTGCATTTGTTTTACCTCTGTAAAAAAGTTAGTTTGAAAATTTATAATTTATAATTCACTTTTTGGCGACTCTGCCTAGAGTCTGAAGATATGATTCCATTCTTCCACTAACCATAGGTTGTTGGTTTTGAATGTCTGTGCTTTCAGATAAAGTCTCAGAGTCATCTATTTGAGCACTAGAAGATCTTGAAGGAAAATATGATTCTCTCAAGGTTACTAGTTTCTCACGATAGTTTTGTTCACTATCAAACTCAACATTTTCAGCAAGAGAAGCGAGTTTGTCTTTCTGAGAAAGTGCAAGACCTTCAGAAATATCTGCAAAGATTACATCAGCAACTGATTCCGCTAATCTTCTATTTAGAGCAACATTCTTTTGAATTTGCTCGTTGAGTTTTTCTTCCATTTCATCAAGGTTATCTACCATACTCTCGATAACATCATATCTATCTTCAGGGATTGTTACATAATGATCTTCAAAAAGTTGTTTCATTCCGGAAAGGAATGATTCAGTCATTTCAGTCTTAAGACCGTGCTCGATTGCGAGGGCATTTTCTTGTACCCACTCATCGGAAACATATTCAAGATATGCATCCACACGCTCAATTAAATCACTCTTAATTGTTTCGATTTCTTCAATAAGAGTTTCTTCATAAGATGACTGAAGTTCTTCTTTGATTTCGGCAACCTTTGAACGGATTGCTGCCTCAAAGATGGTTCTTGCTTTTTCTTGGAACTCCTCGGAAAGATCCTCACCAGCAAGAAGAGCATTTACATCTTCTTCGACATCATACTCTTCTTGAGTTTCATACTCTCCTTCTACTTCTCCATCTTCTTCGTCGAAAGATTCTTCGGTGACTACTTCTTCGTCTTCATCGACTTCTTCTTCATCGACAAGATCTTCATCTTCTTCAATTTCCTCCTTAACTCCTTGACCCGGAGTTTTTACTGGAGTTGCCGAAGTTCCTGATGCTTCTGCCTTTGCCGCTTTTGCATTTACTACATCTCTTACTTGGGCAAGAGTGGCAGCAGGATCTTTGATCTTTGAGGAATCGTCATCGGGACGATAATTTTCTGGAGTAGGACCACCTAGATCTTCCCAATTTCCGGTTTGTCCAGGTGCAATACCAGTGGACAACTTATGCATTGGTTCTGCAGGTGATGCTCCTTTGGTTACTACGTTTTCCATTTCTTGTAAATTTCTACCAACGGACATTTTTGATTAGTTGTGTTATAATCTATATTTATTTATAATTTAAAGATTTGCGAGAAAATCTTGAAACAATTGTACTTTATGTTCTTGAAGGGTTTTTTCATCAACTAAAGTATTAATTCTACGTTTTGTAGACTCGATAATTTGTTCACGAAGAATTCCTCCCTCATAAACCCACTCCTTTCCTTCAAATATTCCTTGAACAAAAGCATCAGGAGCAGAAGGATCAGCGACAATATCAGCAGCAGTTGCGAGCATAAAGTCTTCACCAACAATCTTATGACCTTCGTTAGTCATTTTGAGTGATCCCACACCACGAGAAGAAACTCCAAGACAAACACCAGATTCTAAAAGTGATCTAGCAATTTTACCCATAGGTGTTTCTAGAAGTTGTGCTTTACCCTTAAAATTGCATCCATTTTGTTCAAGAGAAACAATTTTATGAGAAACACGATCCAGATTTACAGTTGGACCATCGGGGTGACCGAGTTCCCCAAGAGCACGACCTTTGCAAACAAATGCCTCATTATATCTCTTTACTTCGCGGGCAAGAGTTTGCATTGGATACATTCTTCCATTGCGATTACAAATATCCCCTTGAAGGAAAATACCCTCAATAAACATCGTTGTTTTACCGTTCACTTTTTCGGTAATAAACTCTACTTGTGAGACTTCTTCTGTGATGAGTTTCATTTTACTCTGTGACTAATTGAACGATTTCTGTAATGCTTACAGGCTGCTCACCTGTTGAAGCAAGAACACTTACTTTTACACTTCTGGCAATTGATGCCCCTGTTGCGGTAATCACTCCAGTTACAGATGATGTATCATAGTTAAGTACTAAAGAATCATTATATACCTCGGTTACTTCTTTATGTTCCGTATTAATTCCTGCTGTCGTTACACCTTCAATTGAAGCATAATCCCCAACTAAAAATGGATTTCCTGCATTATTATCAAATAACACAACAGTTGATGCTCCTGTAGTAATTCCAACTATTCTTTGCCTTGCAATCCTTTCTTTTAATACCTCATTTCCATATGTACCAAGATGAAAAGAATCTACAGTAGCTTCTGGAGTTCCTCCGGTTTCAACATAGACTGATGTTAGTCCAGTAGAAACTCTCAAATATCCACTTTTA